GCGCGTGAAGCGTTACTTGCCTTGACTGCTGCTGAAACTGTTAATCCTGCATCACTACGTCAGATAAAAGCCGTAATTACTAAAGTGCCAATGAAGCTGATATCTGGCAAATCAACAGAAAAAATTACTATTGACCAAGCAGTTAAAAGCTTTAGCAAGAATAAATCAAAGCAAGTAGGGCAAATGTTACGCGATGGAGCTTTGCTTGGTAAAACTACCGATGAAATTGTTGAAGATATAACAGGGCTTGTTGGTAGTCAGTTTGAAAGCCAAGCAGCTACTTTAGTTAAAACAACTACAGGGCATATGGGTGAGCAAGCCAGAAAAGAAACTTATTTAGCTAATGATGACGTTATAGATGGCTGGGAGTTTACAGCTACGCTCGATGGTAAAACATCTATTACTTGTGCAAGTCTTGACGGTAATAAATACCCATTAAACACAGGCCCATTGCCTAAACTACACTGGAATTGTCGAAGTGTTGCAGTGCCAGCAGTAAACCCAGAATATGATTTGGGTTCTGAAATTACTGGTGAGAGAGCTAGCATTAATGGCCCTGTTGCAGCTAATAGAACCTATGGCGGTTGGCTAAAAGACCAAAATAAATCAGTAAGAATTGAAGTGTTAGGTGAAGAGCGAGCAAAGCTATTTGATAGCGGTAAATTATCAATAGGTAAATTTACGGATAAGTCAGGCAAGGTTTATTCCTTACCTGAATTAAAGCGTTTAAACCCTTTGGCGTTTAGTGACAAAGCAAAAGCAAAGGTTATTAAAAGCAAGGCCATACCTAAACCAATACCAAAACCTGTAAGCCCATTCAATGACCCGACTAAAAAGAATAGAAATGCTTGGAACATAAGCTCAACAGTAGATTCAAGACCTGACTTTGTTAACATAATGTCCGTATATCAGGGCGTTAGGTTAAGCCGTTTAAACGGTCAGAAAACGAAAGGTGCTTGGGCTAAAGGCAGTAGGCAGATCAATATGCCTCCATCATATCAGGTTGGTAACTTAGGTAATCAGGCAACATGGAGGCACGAAATGGGTCACGTTATCGATCATGGGATTGGTGGCCAAGATGAAATGCAGCAGTATTTTAGCTCAACATCCAAGTTTAAGATTGCTTCAATGAATGACGCTGATAAGTTATTGGCTGCTGGAAAAAATAATAAATCTACTTCTGCTGGTAGGCTTATACAGGAAAAAACAAAAACTGATCTACAAAAAATGAATGTTGACTTAGTTAAGGATAATCAAATAAAGCTTATGGAAAAGTTTGCTGTTAAGAATCAGATAGACTTAAACAAGCTGGCAAGCGTATTAGAAGAGTCTAGTAACTTGCTGCCTAACGGTTTAGCTGGCGCTAATAATGATGAGCTTAGGAGTGTTTATAAAACTATGATTGCGCTCAAGCATAAAGATGCAGAAGAATTTTATGCTATTGCAATAATGAGGAAAGACCCATTTGAGCAGAGAGATAATTATAGAAAGGATGGTTCATACGGCTTATTTTCTGACCTAGTTGGGTCATCAACAAGAAATAATGTAGCTTCATACCATGATGGTTTTGCTGGTCACTCAGATTCATATTACGCAGAAGCTAATTTTTTCGGCTACACAGAATCTTTTGCTAATTTGAATGGCCTTTACGGTCACAAAAACAAATATTGGTGGGACATTGTTAAAATGTTTACTCCTGAAATGGCTAAAGTTTACGAGGACGTAATTAAATGATGATGAGTAAAGAAAAATATAAGGTTTTTTATGTATATGAAGAGGCTTTTGGGGTAAAAGTACCAATGCCATACCCCATAGAAGATGAGGTGGTTAGAATTCAGGTTGTTAAGGCTTTAAAAGAAGGTAAACCTATTGCTGATGATTATAATTGGTATCAGAATATTCCAGACGATGCGGTAGCGTAATATTTTAAACGTGCAAGTTGCACATAATTTAGCCAGTGGCTAGGAGTAGAAATGTCAGAAGAAAACGAAGTGATTGAAGACGATGTTAAAGATGATGGTGTTGACCCAACTATTGCTTTACAAGAAAAGTTGGATGCAATTATAGCTGATAATGACAGGCTAAAGGCAAAGATTAACGAATCTAACAAGCATACTAAAGCGGCAGAGGCTAAAGCAGCGGCAGAAGAAAAGGAAAGACTCAGAGCAGCTAATGATTTTGAGCAGTTATACAAAAGTTCAGAATTAGAACGCGAGGCTTTAACCCAAGAAATACTAGCTGGCAAAGAAAAGGCTGCAAGAAGTGAAGAGACTAAATCAGCCTATGAGTTAGCCAATGACTTGACGAAAGACACAAGACGGGCTAAATTACTGGCAAAAGAGCTAATGTCTAGGTTTAAATTTACTGATGATGGCATTAGAATTACAGATTCAAACGGAAATCTAACAGTTTCTACAATGGCAGATTTAAAGTTAGAAGTGCAAAAAAATCCAGACTATGATTTTCTAATAGATGGTGTTGATTCGTCGGGTGGCAGTGCTACTGGCAACAATAATGGCAGCGGTGCTGCAAAAGTAGTATCACGAGCCGAATTTGCGGCATTAAACCCAGCACAGCAGATGGCATTTACAAAAGAAATGCGCTCTGGTAAAGCTGAAATCACATAATTTATTATAGGTAATTAGAAATGGCTGAAAATAACATAACCGCGTTAGTGCCCGACATTTACGAAGCACTAGACGTTGTATCTCGCGAGCTTACAGGCTTAATTCCTGCGGTAACAATGAACGCATCTGCTGCAACTGCTGGTGTTGGTCAAAACATTCGCGTTGACGTAGAGCCTGTTGGTAACGTTGCAGATATTACCCCTGCTATGACAATCCCAGACCCTACTGGTCAAACTTCTGGTTCAACTGACATAGTAATTACTAAGTCACGCGCAGCTAACTTTGGCTTTATTGGCGATGACCAATTAAAATTGAATTCTGGCGCTGGCTATATGAGTGTTCGCGCTCAGAAGATCGCGCAAGCAATTCGATCTGTTGTGAATGAAGTTGAGTCTGACTTGGCTGGCTTACAAGCTACCTTTTCTCGCGCTGCTGGTACTGCTGGTACTACTCCTTTTGGAACTGCTAACGATTATACTGGTGCTTCACTTGCCCGTAAAATCCTGAAAGATAATGGCGGTGACATTGACCCACAACTAGTAATTGATACTACTGCTGGCGCTAACATGATTGGTAAACAGTCTGCGGTTAATGCTGCTGGTACTGATAGCCTATTGCGTCAAGGCGTATTGTTAGATGTTGCTGGTATGCCTCTTCGCGAGTCTGCCCAGATCAACACTTCAACTGCTGGCACAATGGCTGGTGGTAAAACTAACAACGCTGGTTATGCAATTGGAGCAACTAGCTTTGGTCTGCAAAACGCTACAGGAACAGGTAGCCTAGTTGCTGGTGACGTAATTACTTTTGCTGGTGATACTAACCAGTATGTTGTTACTTCTGCGGTATTTGCTGGTGCTAACCCTGCTACTGGTGACGTTGTTACTATCGGTGCTAACGGTCTCCAAAAGGCTATTGGTGCTGCTAATGTTGCAATCACTGTTGTAGCTGCTGCTGCTCGCAATATGTGCTTTGCACGATCTGCTTTAGTATTAGCTGCTCGCGCTCCTGCACGACCTAGTGAAGGTGATAATGCTACTGATGTAATCGTAATCACTGACCCTCGTTCTGGAATGTCTATGGAATTTGCTATGTACAAAGGCTATAGAAAAGTCCGTTATGAAGTTGGTTTGGCTTGGGGTGTTAAAAACATCAAGCCTGAGCATACTGCTTTGTTACTAGGCTAGTATAATTGGCTGTCAGTGTAAAAGCTGACAGCCTTTTTATAGGTGATAATAATGGCGAAATATAAGAAGACAAAACCAGTTAAAAAACCCAAAAAGGTTCAAGATTAATGACTACTATTGTCGAAAATGGAACTATTGTTGCTAATGCCAATTCTTATGTGTCTGATGCTAACTTTGCAGCATATGCAGCAGATCATGGAATAACCGTCACAGGTGTAGCTGCTGAGTTATTATTAAACGCTGCTATATACGTTGAACAATTATCTTTTGTTGGAACTAAACAAACAAAAGAACAAACAATGCAATGGCCTAGAAACGATGTTTATATCGATGGCTGGAATTACCTTTCAACAGAAATACCAAAATTATTAATCGACCTCCAATGTGAGGTTGCTTTAGCTATAGATGGTGGTGATGACCCATTAGCTACAGTGGCAAGGGCCACTAAGAAAGAAAAAGTTGACTCTATCGAAGTTGAATATGCTGATAGTGCTGCACCTTTTGTTTACAATTTAAAGATTAAAGCGTTAGAAAGAAAACTAACAAATATGAGCGGTGGTCTTAGCTTCACGGTAACTAGACGATGAGCTTTTATGTCGGGCTGAAAAATACAGCAACTAAACTACTGACTGATAAAGGTCAGAATGTAAGCTGGCTGCACGACAATAATAACGGTAGTTTTAACCCTGTTACTGGCGTTAAGTCAGGCGGTTCAACAACCGCATATAGTGCTAAAGGTGTTTTATTGTATTTTAGCAATGCTAGGATAGATGGCGTGTTTGTAATTGCATCAGATAGGCTTTTAGTAATGTCTGCTGGTAATGTCCCAGAAGTAAGTGATGTTGTAACAGTAGATTCTACAGCCTATCAAGTTTTAGCTGTTGATCCTCTTAATCCAGCAGGAATAGTGGTGAAATATGAGCTTCAACTCAGAGCTTAACGACTTTACAAAAAAAGCTGGTAAGAATGCTGAAAAAATATTTAGAGGCACGACTATTAGCCTGTTTGGTAGAATTATAAAAAGAACACCTGTTAAGACAGGTAGACTGAAAGGTAATTGGCAAATAGACGTTAATAAACCGCCAACGGGTATTGTATCAATAGATGACAATACTCCACTATCACAGGCAAGCGGTGTTTCAACGGCTAAAGTTATAACGGGTGTAGGTAAGCCATCACTTGATGACACAATTTACATGGTTAATAATTTACCTTATGCTAAAAATATTGAGAATGGCTCTTCAACCCAAGCACCAGCAGGGATGGTAGGAGTAACCGCTGCTGAGTTTGAGCGCGAAATTAAACGACAGGCTGGAAAAGTTAAATGAGTACATCATTTTTAGATATTTCGGCAGCACTCGATACTAAATTAAATACCTATGCTGTAGCTAACTCCATTTCAGTGGCATGGGAAAACATAGACTATCAGCCAGTAATCGGGACTTTATTTATAAGGCCGACCTTATTACCGTCTGATACAATCGCAATTGGTATTGGTAATACTAGCGCACAAGATCACATTGGAATATATCAAGTTGATATTATTGCACCAATTGATCAGGGTAAAGGCGAAGCTTTTACGCAAGCAGATTTACTGGCTACGCACTTTGCCAGAGGTGAGTTG